GGAGAGTTGACTGCTGAAGGATCTGATGATCCCAACGCTGTTGCTATAATGAGAGAGCGTCTACCTTGGAATCTTTTTAGAATTCAAGTGCAGACACCATCTGGAATGCGTAGTATGTGTGCAACTGGAATTGGTGGACGGTGTATTTTGCTGCCCTTGCACTTCTTCGTTGGAGTAAAAGAAGGTAGTAAAATAGAAATTACTGATGGACAAACAACATGGCCTGAACAATATGACTCGAATCATGCTTATTCTTTCCATAAGGATAGCAAAGGACGAAATAATGATGTGTGTGTTTATGAGTGTGGACCAAGGTTTCCTATGCAAAAGAAACTTCATCATCTCTTTATATCGGAGAATGAAGTTGGAAAAATAACTAGGTGTATGGGTGCTTTATTGCACAAATCGCCTGGGTTTTCTCAACTTGGAGGAACTAATACAGAAGCCTTTTATGCTAATGTTAGACCAGCTGATGTATCTGATGAACTGAGATATTCAGTTTCAAAGGATGGAAAGAAAGAGTATTTTGCAATTCGCGAAGGATGGCACTTTGATGGTGCTACTCAGAAAGGAGATTGCGGCTCGTTGCTGGTGATTCATCATAAAGGAGTGAGTGGAAAAATCATTGGAATGCATGTGGTCGGAGACAATACTTCCAACTTGGGTTTTAGTACCCTAGTGACTCGAGAGATGTTAGAGGAGCTGTTACGAACAAATGAGGAAAAAGATTTGGAAACTTATGATGTTGAAGAACCGAATGAAATGTATATTGCTCAGGGCGATGATAAACCAATTATTGTTCCTGAAGGAAATTTTACCCCTGTGTGTGTGATTGATAAGAAATTTGCCCCAAGACAACCGGACAAATCTGATATTTTACAAACGCCGATTTTTGACTTAGTTAGAACCCATGTCTCAGAACCTTCTGTTCTAAGACGAGATGACCCTAGGAATGAATCAAATAACTCCCCGCTGCTAAATGGAGTTGAGAAGTATGGAACTCAAACAGAAATGTTTGAAAGAAAATATTTTCGTTATGCTGTAGCAGAAATGAAATCGGAACTCACAATGCCCTTTCCAAGGAATACTATTGGTGCGATGGAAATGAACTATGTTTTACATGGTGATTCAACCGGAGTGAATGCAATGAATTTGGCTTCGAGTCCGGGATTTCCATGGTTAGCTGAAAAGCTTGGCCCTGGGAAAACTGGTTTGATAACAAATGATTTGGAAGGACATTATGAGATGACGCCCAAACTTGAGAAAGAAGTGGTTCGACAGTTGAATATGCTTGCAAATGGAACTCGACCTCATAATTGGTGGTTAGACTGCATGAAAGTGGAAAGACGACCAATTGAGAAGATAAAGACTGCAAGGACTAGATTGTTTACGATTGCTCCTGCGCATGTGACTGTTGTTCAGAGAATTTTATTCATTGACTTCATAAATGCGTTTCAGAGAAACTGTTTGAAAAGCTTTAGTGCTGTAGGAATGGACTGTGAATCTTATGATTGGGAAAGAATGTGGAA